TCAAATATATTAAATTTTTTATCATAAGCTTCGTTTTCTTTCGCCATTTCAGGAGATACACCATACATTGTTTTAAAACCTTTATATAAAGAACTTTTAGCTAATTTTTTCATTTCTTTTTCACTCATCACAGCACCTGCTTCGTCATAACCTAATCTCATGATACCACCATCTGCTTTAAATGCTCTTGCTCTAAAATCATCTTGTCTTGCTGCAAGAATTTGATTTCTAGCTTCCTCTATACTAAATCCAGTATTATCTGCTAGTAATTGTGCTTGATTTTCTTCATTTGGTGTCAATGCTCCTGCTACCACTGATGCTGCTGTAATTGCTTCAAGAGGATTGTCTTTTACAAGTCCTAATGCTTTTTGAAATATATTTTGTTTACCTGGTAATTGACCTTCTGCAAATAAACCTGTTGGATCAGCCATTAATTTACCACCCATTAATCTAGCAAAAGATGTCCCTAAATTAGCTTTTACTGTAGCAGGAGCAAAAGTATTTAATTTAAATAAACTACTAAGACCTCCTCCAGCCCCAAGTGATCCTAACCCTGCTGCTCCTGCATACAACAACGCAGCTTTACCTATCGGTGACTTTGCAACTTTCTTAACAGCCCTTGTTGCTTTCTTAACTAACTTACCTAAGAAATACATTTGTCTTCCTGTTTCAAGGTCCATGATCCCACCTTCGTAAGGCATGCCACCACCCATAAGACCAATACGTCCACCATCAGCTCTAAACGCTAATCGTAAATCTTCGTCTTGGTCCTTTGTTTCTGTTTCTTGTTGTGCTGCTAATGATGCTAAATATTCTGCTTCACTATTAAAACCTAACTGTGCCCAAAGAGGTACAGTTTGCATTTGTGAACCATCTCTACCTCCGCCTCCCATTGGTTGAACTAAAGGTCTTGGTGTTCCACCTGATGGAAAAATACCAGCCAACCCTTGTAAAATTTTAATTGGCAAAGGTGCTATATTAAATTTAGCTGCATCAGTAAAACCAAAAGTAGGTCTATCAATATAGTTTTCTATGTCTCTTACACGAGCTGCTCGTTGTATAGCTCTTTGATTAATATTTTGTTCATTACTACCTCTATCATCAACTCTATTATCAGTAGGCCCTTGTTTTCCCGTTGTTCCAGAATATGTTGATGTTCTACCTTGAGCTTCTTGTGCTCTAGCACTTCTATATCCAGGCCGTTTACCATCTTTAGATGGTGATACTAACATACCTCCGTCCTGTAACATCTGTTTTGCTTGTTGTGCTCTAGTTATTGCCATCGTACCATTCTATTTTGTTTCACCGAATAAATCAAGGCTCGGCATGATTACAGTTACATCTCGTCTAATGTCTTCTGCTGGTATACCTTTAGCCTTCCATTCTTGATCGTTTTTATATTTTTCCCCTGTTTTCTTATTTGTTATCTTTTCTATAATTTTATCTGGGTGTAATTCTCTCATTATGAAGTTACCTCTCTTGGCTGTATTTCTAATATAGAAGCTATGACGTGCAGCTCATTCGCGTCACTTGCTTGTACTTTTAATACCTCACTCTCTTCCATAACCAAAGGTTGAGTTAAAAGTTCTGTGGTTGCATTACTAGATATAGCTTTTGTTTTAAATAAACTAAATATATTAGAGCTAGAATCTACTAAAGTTACGGTTATATTTGCCCCCGATCCTGCATCATCTGATACCAGTATTGATTTTACAACAGCAGTTTTAAAACTAGGCACTGTATATAGTGTTGTTAGATCTGTTGTCGTTAAGTCTACTTTTTTATTTATAAAACTATTAGCCATTATTGTAAAAAGAAGTTTTGTGCTTCTACTTCATCCTTTAATTCTTCTTGAAACGTTGTATTTAATTTTTCTACAATAGCATCAAGATCTCTAACTTGTGATTCTGCAATTGTAAAGTCGTACTCTTTACTAGCTCTTGTTAATACTTGTGCTATTTTTGCCATTATCTACGTCCATCCGGTTGTATATCTAATCTAAAAGTTCCTAACTTCCATGTTTGTGTAGCTGCTGTATTCTCTATTTTTAAAGCCACAGCTCTTGCTCTTGCTCGTGTATCTACCTTTTGAGTGCTTGACGTAATATCAAATGGTCCAAGAGGTGAACTAGATTGTGTATCATTAGGAAAATTTTTTAATTGTAATGTAACTCTTGTAGATCCTGTTTGTGAAATAAAATCTGGTATAAATCTTCTTATCTTCATTAAAAACTCACCATCTCCTCTAAGATCAGCTGTTCCTGTTGATTGACCCAGTGCACTTCTTCTCTGACTTATATCATAATCTCCAGAAGATATGTTTGCTGTAATGGCTGTGATAACTCCATTTTTATTTTGATCTGTTCCTGTCTCATGTTCATAATACGTTGTTTTACCTTCTGTGTTTCCGACAACATCAAAAGATGTATCTGTATCTGCATCATACTCTGTTGCATGTGGAGCACCAAAAACAGCTGAGTCTTCCCACATAGTTCTAGCTAAAGTTCCTACAGTCCACACTGGTCTTTGTGGTGAAGAGTCAAAGTAATTATATGTAACTTGTTTATTTACCACTGATGATGTAGACGATGGATAAAACCATATTACTTCACCAAACAAATTATTTAAACCAGCAGATACCATTTGGTTACCAGACTCTAAATTTATATCGTTGTATACATGATCTTCTACTAAACAAGCTAGTGATTCTAGTTTACCAGCATATCTAAAGAAACCATTTTCTGACATCCAATAAGCGGCACCATCAACCTCTACACATGCATTCTGTCCAACTAAACCACAGTTAGTTCCAACTTGTGCAAAAGCAAATGTAAATGGTTGACCAACAAAACGTTGTGTAAATAAAGAAGTATCGGTCCAAACATAAATCGCATCTCTACCTCTAATTGCTCCAATGATCCGTGATCCGTCGGCCAGTCTTTGTGTGCCAGCTGTATTGGTTGCTGTTGGTGTATAAGTATTAATATCCTCTTGATCAGAGAATCTTATAAACATATCATCTTGAGTAGAGGGTGTTCCTATAGTTGTTTCTGTTCCAAAAAATACTAAGTGACGATCTGGAGTAGATACTATCATATGCCTTGATGCAGTAGGTGCACCGGTTATGATTGCTGCCCTTGTAGTTGTTGCATTTGATAGACTAGAGTCCCATGAAAATACTTGACCATTGTGAATTAAACAAATTGCTTTATCACCAAAGTTATCTATTGACCACATCCCTGGTTCTATAATTAAATCTCCTGATGCTGCCTCACCCCAAGCTATAAAATCAGTTGAGTTTGTAACTGTTGCACCATCGCTGTGAGAAGCAGCTGTTGTTCCAGCAACACCTCTTGTTAAACCTGTAAGTGTGTTTCCACTAACACCAGTATAAGATATTTCCTCAGATCCAATAATCACAAAATTTGTGCCTGTGCTAGGAAACAATGAGGCATCTGTTAATGTAAGAGTTGTTACAGAATCATTAATAGCCCCGTTTAAAGTTGTGGTTACCGCTCCAGCGTCTATACCATTCCAAGAACCTAAACCCCAACCAAATCCTTGTGCTTGCACCGCTGGTCCTACAGGATAATAATGTTGAACTCTAATACCACCTGATGTTGTTGCACCAGATCCAGACTCATTAGATGCCATGGTAATGGTTAAAGTTGTTGTTGATGGCACAGTAGTTACCATAAATTTTTTATCATCAAAATCAGATGCGTTAAAGTCTGAGTTAGTTATTGAAGAAAAATTATCTAATAATATTATATCTCCTGCCGATATATTATGAGCTGATGAAAAAGTAATTGTAACTGTAGGCGATCCGTTAGTTGTACTAAAAGCACTTGTAAGCGTAGTAGTAGTTTTAATAGGGTGTATGTCATAAAATATACCTCCAGAAAATGCATATAAAATTCTATTAGTTCCTATAATTGCATACTTTCTTCCTAAACTATTTACAAAATGATGAAGCCCTCTCGCAGCTCCTGTTAATTCATCTGTGCCTAATTGCTTCCAACCACCTATTTTTTCAGGTGTGCCATATCTAAATCTAACATTATCACAGTCTACCCACTGACCTTCAGCTGTAGTTTCTGAAATTTGTTTATTTATACCTGGTTGGAATCCTATTTTTTGCAACATAATGTGCCTATATTACACGATTTTTATTTAATATAAACTATATTCAATACCGCTCTATAGTCAACATCTGTATGTGTAGTTCCAAAATGAAGAGTATTAGTAGGAAAAGTGATTAATCTATTTTCGACAGAGTCAATTTTATTCCCATTTACTATTTGAGTATAGCCATTATTTGTATTCATATACAAAATACTAGTCAAAGTATTTTCAGTTTCAATATCATCTACATGTGGTTTAAATTCTATTATCTGATCAGTTTTTTGAGTAAAATTTAATTTAGCTCTGACTATATTAGTTGCACCAATCTCAGAAACAAACTGACTCATTATAATAGAAAAGAAAGGACTAGTCTTTCTTTCTTGATTTTCACCTACAATTTTTACTAAATTGTGGGTAAACTGAGTATTACCATCTCCTTCTTCAACTTTAAATTTTTGATAATACCATGGAAACTCATCACTAAATATTATGTTTTGCATATTAAAAAAGTGATCGTTATTTAAAAAATTATTCTCTACTGTTATCATCTTTACTTAAATCTAGTTTTTCTTCATAACCATCATTTAACTTTTTTTGTAAATCTTTAGTAAAGTTAGTATTCCAATCCATTACTATTTTTCCTAAAGCATTTCCAAATAAATTTAATGCTTCTGGACTAAAGTGTATTTTTTTATTAATAGAAATGGTTTTTATTTCCTCTTCACTAAACTCTACATCACATGCTCCAGTATCTTTATATTGTATAAATTTCATTTTAATTCTCCTTTAAGTGCCAATGAGTAGAAGGTAAACTCCAATAGTTTCTTCTATCCATATAGTTGTCTTTATATAAACCATCTTTTTTTACGTAGTGTAAAAATACTTGGGCGTTCCAATCTCCGTCAAATGTTTTTCTATAGTGAGGAACTTCAGCACCAAGATATACAGCTGCATCTCCTGGTTTAAGATTTATTGGATTATCATTCATATAAATAGGCCATTCTTTATTACCGCCTATATTAACTGTTACACTTATTTCACACGAAGATCTATCTTTATGTTTTTTTAAATTTGAATATTTTGTGTACATCCTCCAATATGTGTAAGTCCCTAACAAATCAAAACCAGTTGTTTTTTCTATAATGTTCTGTTTAACAAGCATCATAGATTCAAATACAGGGTCACCATAAATAGCAGTATCTAACACTGAGCTACTTGGATCAAAGTTTGTAATATTTGTTCTATGTAATATTTCACAATGTTTATTTAACAATTTTAATTCATCTTTTTTTAAAAAATTATTAATTACTTTATAATCAAAATCTTTTCCTATTTTGCCCATGCTACCACCGAATATCTTGTGCCTTCATCAACTGGAGTTACAGAGTGAGGGTAAATAAAATTACTTGGCCAAATAACCAAACGATTTTTATTTCTTTCAATTTTAATTATATTGTCAGTTCCAACAGCCTTAAAAACTAAATCTCCACCTTTATAATTATCATTTACAAAATATATTAAACTTAAAGTTCTAGGTGTAGTTGGACCATCATCTACATGAAATTTGTAATGTCCTCCAGGCGTATATTTTAAAACCTGTATATCACTTACTATAGGTTTAAGATAAGGTAAATTAAAATCTGTTGTATAAACTTTAATACATTGCATAAAATACGAAAATAATAGTGAGCACCAGTGAGTATTTGTCAAACTTTTATCGTGAACATTATGAAGACCTTTACGTTTAACATTTCTCATTTTTTTATCAATAATAGTTTCACCATTATTTACAATTCCCGCATCTTCATAAATAAAATCATTTTCACAAAGTTTCAAAAAAACTTTTAATGTGTTTTCAGAAAAAATATTATCAAAAGTTCTAATGTAACTTTCTATTCTAGCCATGTCTAAAGTTTTTTTACTTATTTCCATGATTTTTTATTCCACCATATTTGTTTATAATTATGTATTATTTTTGTACTTAATTTAAATCTTTTCTTTTCAAAAGAACTATCATCTATTTTTTCAATTTTCATTTTCCAGTTATCTCTTTTAAAAGGGAATACTTGAACATAAGGAGTTCCAGCTTTTACTGTAGATTCTAATACAGGATATTTATCTCCATTTATAATAATTGGAAAATTAACTGGATTTTCAAAAACATCTGTATCAACAATTCCAGATATTATACTAAATCTATCATCTGAGTTGTTAAGTGGGGGTAAAAAAAGACAAGAATAACCAGGAGGAGTAATTATAGTCCATGGGTTTAAAATTTTATGGAAAGGTAAATTTTTATTTTTTTTATTATAAGGACACTCCTCTCCTAATTGATGAGCTTGATGATAATTAGGACGATCTTTAGTATTAATATTAGCTTGAAATGCTGTCTCCTCTGACACATTAGTATCTGCTGTAAAATATCCTGCTACTCTATTACCGTCAACTATTGTATTGTGAGCTAAATAATAATCAACAGGCATTTTTAAAGTATAGCCGCTAGTTAAAGTATCCAAAAAAGGCATGCATCCTTTTATAGTTCTATTACCTATTTTATGATCTAAATTTTTATACCACTCAGGTATATTTAATTTAGTTGGTGTAGGGTAAAGATCTTTATTTTCAAGAATAATATCTTTCGCTTTAAATTTAATTATACTTTCGAACACAAAGTTTTATAACTTTGATTAAGGTATTTGTAAAGGATGATAATATGTTATTGAGTTGTCTTCGCAGTATTGTTCAAGACTTTTTTGATAAGGGTATGATATTGAAGAAGTATCTATACCTTCTAGTGCTTCTTTATAAGCCAAAACACCATTATAATAAGGATTGTTTTCATTATATGGTTTACAAAAATTAGTAATTTGAAGTATACGACTATTAATGATTGTTTTTAATGAGGCTTCATTGGGAAAGTTATGTTCTGCATCTTCATAAGATACGGTAGTACCATCATAAGTAACAGTTTTTAATTCTTTTCTTACGTTAGCAAAATCATCGTCAGATATATCTACTATGTTGTACATGTCTGAACTTATATTATAATTATTTACATTATCGTCTGTGCAGACTTTATATATTCCATTGTGATTTTTATGAAAAAATGCTTTTGCCATTTCTATCCTCTATCGTCGTAGATAACTACAACACCCGGTCCACCTGCTTGTCCAGATCCATTTTTGTTACCTCTGCTTCCACCACCGGACATATTAGTAATGTTGAAAAAAATATCGCTAGCTAAAGCTGGGGGAGCTAAAGTTGTTCCAGGTGCAGAGCCAGATGAAGCTGAAGATTGATTATTAGCTGAGTTTGGTGAACCACGTGCTCCTCCTGAACCAGCATTTGCTACCGCTAAATTAGTTATATTTGAATTACCACCTGCACTACCTGCATTTCCAAAACTACCGGGATTTCCTCCGCTTCCGCCTCCTCCAGCAGCGTATGAGTAAGTAGTTCCACCAGAAACTTCACCTGTAAAAAAACCATATGCACCAGCTCCACCTGGTTGGCCTTGAGGATTAGGGCCGTCTCCGCCTCCGCCTCCTCCGCCCCCACCGGAGCCAAGAAATGCTTGAAATTTTGTTGCGTTAGGACCGGCCACATAGTTTCCAGATGCTGGTCCTTTTTGAGCTATAACTAATTGCATGTTTGCAGCTCCAGCTCCTGAAGTTGCTGCTATAACTCTTCCAGAAGAATCAATAGTTATGTTTGATGCTGTAAAACTTCCAACTGCTGGTTTAATTATTCTTGGCATTTATTCTCCTAGTCTAACATTTCTACATAAGAAACATGAAAAGATAAATCATTGGCAGCGCCAGCTGTTACAGCAATTAAATCTGTTTCGTCTAAGTAGATAGGTCTTGAAATTAAATCTAGAGTTGAATCTGCAGGCACTGAAATTGTGCTTGCGATTTTATAATAAGTTGAACCATTGTCATTACTAATTTCTACTGTTGCATCAACAGCATTAGTTCCATCAATGTTTGCTAATAATATTGTATCAATTCTTACTGCAGTTTCTGCAGGGACATCAATCATAGTAGTTCTGTTTGTATCAGATAAACTACCCATAGCATTCTTAGGTGTAATTGTTGCTATGTTTACAAGATTCGGTGTTGCCATTTTTTATTCTCCTTCTAGATTAATATCCGAAAACCATGGAGAAGACAAGTCCTTTTCCATCAGTTGTTACAGTTTGTGTTGAGCTTGATGTTGCGTTAGTTACTTTTGTTCTACCTGTCCCGTTTGGAGCCACTGTTATATCTCCATTTGCGGCGTCTGTGATAGTAATTGTTCCAGAGTTTGTTCCACTATTTGTATCTAAAATAAGATCATGAGCACCACTAGATGTAATTGTAGCATTAGCAGACCCTGTTCCAACCTTAGTTTCACCACTTCCTTTTGGAATAATTGCAAAATCAATATTTGTATCTCCACCAGTTGCAGATATTGATGGCGCATTTCCAGTTGCAGCGTTTGTAATATCAAACTGGTTTACTGCGGATGAAGTTGTTTGAAATACTATTTGTTCGTTTCCATTCTCATCATTAATTCCATGTGCATCATCAAAAGCTATATTAAAACTATTGGTATCTAGATCGCCACCTAATTGAGGTGAGGTATCATCAACAACATCTCCTCCAAATTCTACTGCAGTTATATTTGGGTTTGTTCCATCATCTGCTCTTGCATAAGCCAATATAGTTTTACCATTTGCTATTGTAGCAGAACTACCTGATCCACTAACATATTTAAATGTTATAGATTGACTGCCAGTTGTTGAATTTTTTAATAAATAAAGTTGTTGTACATCTAGAGGAATAGTGCAATTTCTAGTGGCTGTTAAAGATCCTGATGAAGTAAATTCTATAACTCTGTGTGCAAGAGTTGCACCAGTTGATCCATCAGAAACAGATAAAGCAATGTCCGCATCACTAGAAAAAGATTGTTGTGTAAATCCCCCTGCTAATTGTTCTACTAATTGTAAATTTGTATTAGTCTTCGTTCCCCATGTACCGGCGTTTTCACCAGTTGCTTGAAGTTCTACCCCTAAAGGTGTGTATGTTGATGCCATATTTAATTTCTCCTACGCGACGTCACTATATGTTATATTTGTACCTGTTGCAACATCAGAATACGAAATATTTGAACCAGTGTCAACGTCTGAATATCCTTGAATTCCAAAGCCAGTTGCAGTTCCAAATCCAGCTATAGAAGTAGTCATTTCTAATCCTGTTAATCCCATTACAACAGGTGGACTTAAAGAGCCAACAGAGACTGTTGCAGAAAATCCTGTTAATCCTATCACATCTGCAGGTGATATTGATCCTACAGATAAAGTTGCAGAAGATCCTGTTGGAATTATAATAGGACTTGAATTAATTTCAATACTACCAACAGAGGATGTAGCAGAAACTCCTGTTAATCCCACTACATCTGCAGGAGCTAAAGATCCCACAGAAGCTGTAGCAGAAACTCCTGCTGGAGTTACGAGTGGACTACTGTTAATTTCAGGAGAACCTACACTAGCTGTAGCAGAAACTCCTGTTAAACTAAAAGCAACACTACCTATTATTGTAGGAGCTCCAACGCTAGAAGTTGAAGAAACTCCTGTTAATCCCATTACATCTGCAGGACTAATTGATCCTACACCTGATGTTATTTGTGAACCTAAAGCAAGAACTACAACTTTGTTAACAGAGTCTCCGTAAGGTTCTTCACTCCAACCATTTCTACCCCAACCTACAAGTGTTCCAACATTTGCTAATTCTCCTATTGCAGAAGTTATTGATAAACCTGAAACGCCAACTACATCGGCAGCTGTTACAGTTCCAAGAGAAACTGTTGCAGAAATTCCTGTTGGTGTAACAATAGTTTGAGGAAATCCTTCTGCAGTTCCCTGCGAAGAAGTAATAGATAAACCTGTAGGCTTGACAGAATATTCAACACCCCAACCGGAGTTACTCCATTGTTGTCTTCCCCAACCTTCAACGTTAAAAGATTGCGGTGTTCCTAATGCTGTTGTTGCTCCGGGTGAAGATAAAGAAACTACTATTTCATCATCTTGCCATGCGTTGGCGCCCCAAGTATTTGTGCCCCAGGTTGATGCCATAAGGAAGACCTCCTTATGCTAATCTTATGATTGCGTTACTTGCGTCTGCTGTTGGAAATTGAATTGTAAAAGTTCCACTAGTTACAGTTTTATCTGAACCAAAAGCTATGACTGCTACAGCTTTGTCAGATTGTGTGTCGTTATAAATTAATGCACCGTTAGCTGTAAATGACGCACTTGTAAAACTAACATCTGCAAAATCACAAACAGCAGTTGTGCCATCTGTTGTCGGCGTTACACTCGTAAGAGTTGCTCCACCTGATGTATATGCTGTTCCAGATGAGTTTGTAATTTCGTTTGAAGTTGAAAAAGCTGTAGTTGAAGCACCTAAAGATGCATCACTTGTAAATAACGCTATTTTAAAAGTATTTCCAGTTGTTGCTGTAAAGTTGTGTGTGCCAACTAAAAGTTCTTGTTTAAAACTTGTACAAATTGCTGATGTTATTGCCATAATTTATCTCCTATGGGTTTGCTGAGTTAACTGGTATTCTAACTGCTCCGTCTGTGTAGTCGTCTCTTCGTCTTCTACCAACTTGCTCGTTAGCAAACTTCTGTACCTCTTGTTTATACTTATTTTCATATAGTGTCAACATATCTATTGGACCTTTTAAAAATCCATATGTTTCTGATAAACAACAGTATAGTAGTCCATTTGGAAAATTAAGGCTAATATAATTAGTAATATTACCAGATTCTAAAGTAGCTGGCATTTTATTAAAATGTATTCTAAATTTATAAGTTTGATCTGGAGTAGGAGCTAAAGCTATACGTCCTGATGTTGTGTCAGAGTCTCCAGTTGCCCCGCCATACATAGCGTAGTATTTAGGTTTACCTCTTTTTGCAGACTCTGTAGATGGAACATATTGTTGTAAATATGTATAATCTTTTTTTTCTAAATAATCGTTATCTCCCGTAAGAGCACTTGTAGAATCATAAACTTGTATGCTTCTTACAAATAAACATCCTGCGGGTGCATTAAATTGATCTTGTCCGACAACCATTGAACCTGTTTGTTGTTTCCTATCTGCATCAATAGGAACATCTCTCATTATTCTATATTGAGCATTAAGAATTATATTTTCTAAAATATCTGTAGTTAAAACATTAGAATCTGTTTCAGTATAATTTCTAATTTGTGTAACTAAAGTTGTATAACTTATACCAGCCATTATGCGACTCCTGCTAATTCTCTACAAATAGAACAACTTTTTTTATATCTGTTGTGTGTCCCACATTTCCATTTTTCTTCTACAACAATTTCATTTTCTAGTATAATTGGATCATTCATATCTTCAGGACAAGCGCATTCTTTAATACCAAATAATTTACTAATTAATTTTTTAATCATGCTGTTACCGTTACAGGTCCTGCAGATGCAAAACCTCCTCCGCCTGACTCACTTATACTAGATGTTGTGCTTGTTGCAAAGGTATAATTATCGTCATCTACTTTAGTAATTGTGTATCCTGCAGCTAAATTTATTGTTGCTGCTGCAACTCCACCAACAACCT